CAAGCTGATGATAAATTGTGGGCTATGCTATCGGATCAAACTAAGACCGATGATAATCGATTACTATTACAGAAAGTTCAAGACGTGGTAGAGCATACCGCAAATAAGGATAACTTTCAAAAACAGGTAGATCGATTAAGAGAGGCGGATGGTATTGTAATTGCCAAACCTAAGGAAGCGGTGAAAGTTTTAAAACAAACTTTTAACTTTACCGAGATGGAGCATGACTCAATTCTAAATAATTTGTTAAATAGAATTGATGAGACTGAGGGAGCGACGACCAAATGGAAGTTAGCAAACGCGGTCACCCATTTAGCCCATGAGACTGAGGATTATGACAGAGGAATTGATTACGAGGTAATTGGAAATAAAATCCTAGATTTACCAAACCACTCTCTATTCGCAGTCGCTTAATGATTGAAGTATTTTTAGTTGTAATTATATTTCAAGTAATCATTAAAATCTTTGACGATAAAAAATAATTTATTGGAGCGGGATTTCCGCTCCATAGCTTTTGTTCTTTTTATAGAAAAAAAATTCTTTATATAGAAAAAATAATTTATTACTTTTTTTTTTTTTTTTTTTTTTTTTTTTTTTTTCTCGGGGGGTTTTTCAAAAAACTCAAAAACTCAAAAAAGTGTAAGTGCGCTGAAAATTTTTTTCTAAAAAGTGTAATGATTTTTGGAATTTTTTTTCTAAAAAGTGTAAGTGCGCTGAAAATTTTTTTTTTAAAAATAAAGTTGTATTTTTAGAAATATTTATGATAAAATATGATAATAGAAAGGAAGAACATGACAATATTATATCCATGTGTTAATCACACAACAATTGAGGGAGGCTATGACATCTCAATTATTGAAACAGAAAAAAGTGTTTACAGCGCTTTTTGTAACAAAGAAGGATATCCGCCTAGGTATCTTTTCAAAGTCCGCAATCCAAAAGTCGATAATAGATATGTGACTAATATTGAAGAGATGCAAAGAGATAGGACAAGAACAATGGTTAGACTAGCCATGAAATTTTTAGATAAGGAAAGTATAGCTTGAACACGGAAAAGTATTGGATAAGTAAACACGCAAAAAGAAAGCAAGAGATTGTATCACAGCTTGAAAAATATATTAAGGTTAGAAATGTTTCTAAAATTGATATAGTAAACATGAGGTTTGATCACGAGATCGACAGACTCAGAGAAGAATTAAATGCAATCAATGAACTTATCAATGTTATTTAATCTAAATAGGGGGTAAAAACTCCCTATTTTAACTATTTTATTTTCATATTAAATATTATATAAGTAAAGAAATTATATTAAAAAGGAGCGAAGAATGTCGAAAGAAGATAAAAAATGGGTGTCTCAGATTATGTCTGTGGAAACTCAAAAACTATTAGATAGAATATGTAAGGATACTCTAAGAACAAAGCCCACTCAATTATATCTTATTGTTAAAGAGTATTATGATAAATTAGAAAAACTTTAGTATAAATTATTTGTAATTTATGATAAATTTTAGGAATGTTGGAGATATTTAAAGATAATCCACACTTCTTTGAGAAGACTATCTATAAGGTCGAATACGTAGACGTACCCGATGAAGAGGAGCATATTGCTCAAAAAGTATTGGTGAAGTTTACAGATGGATCAGAGAAACTCTATGATTTTAGTTTTTGGAAAAAATTAGTTGAGAGAGGAAAAGAAATTTTAGAGAGAAGAAGAACTTAGTTAGTTCTTGCTCTCTCTTCTATTTGACTGTCTTCAGCCTTATATTCTTTGTAAGCTGTCATTTGCGCAATCACGTCCTGTAAATATGCGATAATTAGCTTGTTTTCTTGGTTTTCTGTCATTTTAATCTCCTTTATTTTGGGGTGAACGACCACTATATCAGACCCAGATATCAAATATCTACCTATTTATTTTTATTTTTGTTAAATAAATTTGTTGACTTTTATGTTAGCATTGTTCAATGGCAAAAATATACTTATTTATGATTGTTTGTATGTATAATCCCTCACTAAGTCTTGAAGATACTTGTAAGATAGTTCCTATGAAAGACCCTTTTAATAGTATGAGAGAGTGTTTAAACATGGGTGCAATGTTAAAAACTAAAATAGAGTTAGAGATGATGAATGCCTATCCAACTGCCTTTTGTTCTGAAAAATATTTTACTTCTGCTTAAGCCATTTAGAGAGTCCCGATCTAGTAGGGTGAACTTTCCACGAGTCGCTGCCCACGACCACCAAAACAACATTCATTTGCTTCTGAAGTGTACTCGGTGACCGATAAATTTCATGTCCAATCTGTCTTCTTTTACTTTTTGTCTTTCTTCTTGATTTGGTTTTAACATCAATGCGAAATGTTTCGTTGTCAGGAGAGATTGCCACAATGTCAATAATTCCATTGGGAGCTACATTTTGAAATACTAGAAAGCCCTGCTCCAAAAGATATTGAACAGCTTTGAGCTCTGATACTATTCCCTTAACATGTTTATCATTTATGTGACTAGTCGAGATTTTTTTTATTGTCATCAGAATATAATTTAAGAGGAATTGTCATTCTGTGTATAATAGAACTTTTATAAAGTACAATTGTGCGTCCACCCTCTTTGTCCTGTCTAATCATGGAAGCCATTAATTTTAATTCATCTTTATTTTCTTGAAGAACCCATCCTACCTCATCGCATATAGCAGTTTTTAGTTTTTTCATATCACCGTATGTATGCCATCCAGATTCCTCTTCGACAGTGTCTCTCCAGACAACATACTCAAGCTGATAATCCATATTAAAATTATATGGAAATATTGTTTATTTTAAAGTGTTTTGACCTGGAACTAATTTCTCAAAAACCTTAATCTTTTCAAGGGTTTTACCTGTATACCAAGTTTGCTCATGACTCATATTTACTCCTAAACCTGTAATTTTTAAGTCGGAGAGAGTAACATTAACCGCCTCCGCTACAGAGGCTAGACTGTAGTCATCCCCAAACATTACACCATCATTTTTTAATTTAGGCCACCAATTTCGTATGTCATCCATGACTGGCTCATATTCATGGGCTCCATCAACCATAATGTAATCAATACTAGATTCTTCAAATTGTTCCAATATCCTAGGATCATCTGATCTTCCCTGACAAACAACTACCATTCCTTTCTCAATAAAAAATTCTAAGTTTTGTTTAAACGTTGATGAAAAATCTTTTGGTATATTCAAACTTGCGTGTTCCGATGATCCTGTAAAAGTATCCACCGAATAAATTTTTACATTTTCTTTACCAGCATTATACAATGCCGTTGCTAAATAGTGAGTAGATCTCCCTAAAAAAGAACCTATCTCTACAATTTTTCCATCATCTTTAATTTGATCAACAATGATGTCGTAAGTCTCTGAATAGTTAAACCATCCTGGTATTTTAAAATAACTGTGTTTCATTTTTTATTTCCTTCATTTATTTCCATTATTGATTGTGTATTTGTAAAATAATTTCTTCCTAATAATTTACTAACCAACCTTCTTTGTTGTTTTCTTTGATTCTCAGCGTGTTTTGAATTTTCTGAAGACCTACGGTCACTATATTCATAAACGGGTTTCTTTTGTAATATATACTTCCTATTTCTCATTCTTTTAATTTTTCTGTTATAGTTTCAGCTAACTCTAAAGCAGTCTCATGTATAATATTAGCCATAGCCCACTTTTCGTACTTATCTAAACTTTCTTGCATTTTAATTAATTCATTAAAACATTCACAAGCTTCTTTCAGCTTCTTGTGATCTATTTTTTCACGGTTAGGACTTAATATCATATTAACCACTCCTTAAATTCTTCACCAAGTATTTCACTGGCGATGTTAATTTTAGAACGTAAACTTTTAATAATATTTTCGTCTACCGTTCCCTCACAGACTAAGTCAACATACGTCACTTTATCCTCTGTTCCTATTCTATGATTTCTAGCTTCAGCTTGCTCTCTGATTTCTAGATCATAATCGTTAGAATAAAATATCATAGTTTTAGCTATATTCAAAGTTAAGCCATAACCTCCTGTTCGCGGATGACCTACCAAAAATCTCATATGGTGTTCAGGATCTTTAAATCTTTTTAATATTTTAGGTCTCTCTGTGCTGGGAGTCTCTCCATAAAAACCCTCCGCTGACCCCTGACCGTATTTCTTGTCCAGCGTTTCAATAACCTTTCTAATATTATGGCGATACGAACACCAGATAATTACCTTTCCGTCTACCTCCTCAATTGTATCGAGTAATTCTTTTAATCTATTCTCAGAAAAATCAATCAAACCTCCCTCATCGGTAGTCATATATCCACAGGCAATTTGATGTAATCTTTTTAATTGAGCAATCAAAGTAGCAGTTGTTAGTTGCTCCCCATCAATCTCCGCTAAAGCAACACTCTTCATCATGACGTAAGCCTTTAATTGTTTATCGGACATCGGTACGCGTCTCTTCATATAAATTTTATCAGGTAAATCTAAAGCCTCTGCCTTTGTTACGCGGTAAGAGAACTGCTGTATTTTATCTGTTAGCTCCTCCAACCGTTTGTATCCTGTTACCTTATTAAAGCTTCGCCCACCAAAGTTTAGTTTTACTTGGTTACAGTAGCGCGCTCTAAAAGAGTAAATAGAACTAAAGCCGAGCAGGTCTTCACTGAGAAAGGCACACTGACCATATAAGTCTTCAGGTGATTTTGTAATTGGTGATCCTGTAAGAATGGTTCGATATTTTGCAAATGTTCCGATCTTAATACATCTCTTTGTTCTTTGAGCAGACATATTTTTAATAATGGTTGACTCATCAATACACATTAAAGTTTTATCAACGAGAGTAAATTTTTCTGCAACACTCGATCCAAACTTAGTAATGACTGAGTCAATGTTCATAATTAAAATTTTTAGTTTTTGATCTGTAGCAAACAAAACTTTTTTAATTTCATTTTGTTCTTTCTTTGTTTTTGCTCCCTCCCAAACGTGAACATCATAGTCAATATGTTCAGCTAAATGTTTTTCTAATTCCTCTCTCCAATTATATTTTATACCATTAGGGCAGATGACAAGTAGCTGATTTATTTTTCCGTTATCAAAAAGAATAGATATTCCATCAATAAGAACTTTGGTTTTACCGCACCCCATTTCCATAAATAAAGCATACTCAGGTGAATTTTTTTCAAATTGATTAAGCATTCCCGCCAAACCAACAAGCTGATGCTCCATAGGCTTAGTTTTAAACTTGTATTTATTTAACAGCATGGTAATTATTATTCTAAGAGAGAATTATTACATGAGTGAAAGTAAAAGTAAAGTCTATGTAATACAAAAGGTATTACGTAAACACAATGATGGAACCTTGAGAGGACTTGATTTTTCTCAAGCGGAAAGATTTGGAGAGATAATTTATTTGTTTGATAGCCAAAAACAAGTAGTGATGTCTCCGCAACCCACAATTAGAAAAATAAAACAGATCTTAAAAAACTTTAAAGACACTGATTATTTAGTACTTGTGGGAGATCCTGCATTAATAGGGTTGACATGTGCCGTTGCAAGCACTATATCTAATGGTAGATATAATATGTTAAAATATGATAGATTAGAAAGAGATTACTTTCCTATCAGAGTTGACATAAACGAATAAGAAAGGAAAACAGTAATGTTAGATTTACGAAAAGAGAAAAGCGATTTTGAAGTCAGTGAAGTTGATCCGATATCAAAAGCATGTCAGGAACAATTAAAAATAGAGAAAGAAATTGACGATTTAGAGTCTTTAATGAAGGTAAAAAAAGACCTGCTCAAACAAAATGGAGAACAAATTGTTTCTTTAATGGAAGAGCGTGGTGTTAAATCGATTAAGATGTCAGATGGACAATCTGTAGACATCAAACCATTTTATACTGGAAGCATATCTAAAGATAATCAAGAGGCAGCGTTTGATTGGCTTCGTGAACACGGGTATGATGATATTATAAAAAATCAAGTTGTCTTAAAATTTGGTAGAGCAGAAGATGAAAAGGCTGATCAAATTTATAGTGACTTGGCAAGTAAAGGTTTAGACGCTGATAGAAATATCAAAGTTGAACCTATGACTCTCAAAGGTTTCATTCGTGAAATGATTGAGAACGGTAAAGACATCCCAATGGAAACATTTGGTGTTTATGTCGGACATAAAATTAACATCAAGAAAGGTAAGTAAAATATGTCAGAGAAAAGTAAAACACAACAAGTAGTAAAAGAAGAAAAGAAAAGCGTAGCTGTATTTGATAATTCAATTTTGAGAAAAGCTGGTGCATCTTTAAATGAGAGAGATGCAGAAGATTATCAGATACCCTATCTAAAAGTTATTGTATCTGCTTCTCCACAAAGAAAAAAAGATAACAATAATTATATTCAAGGTGCCGAAGAGGGTATGATTTTTAATAGTGTTACATCAAAGCTTTACGATAATTTGACTGTTCTACCTGTATACTATCGAAGAAGATATACAGAGTGGCATACAGACAGAGATAAAGCGACGAGTCCTTTAAATATTTATACCATTGAAGAATACGAGAAAATGAAGAGAGATGGTAGAGTGTTTAGAAATGAGAATAACATAGAGATTTTAGATGGTGGTGAGACTTACGTTCAAAACACTGCTGAACACTATGTGATTGTCGTTGAGGAAGACGGAAGTTGGAATCAAGCTATTATCAAAATGAAATCTACTCAGCTAAAAAAATCTAGAACATGGAATTCTATAATGGCTAATCAAAGAAGAATTGATGGTGATGAAATTTATCAACCTAAAGATTTTGCTAGATCATATAAACTTTCTACAAAATCAGTGCCTGGTAAAAAAGGTGACTACTATGATTGGGTAATCAATCAGGGTGACTGGATTGATGAAATGGATAATCCAAATATTGAAAAAATATTTAATGATGCCGTTAAATTTGAAAAGGCTATTCATAAAGGTGAGGTATCTGGTGTAGAAGAAGATACTTCCGATGAACAAGTTTCTCCGCAAAAGGGTCGCGGAGATGCCTCGAAGAGTGGTGACTCGGAGTCCGATTTACCATTCTAGCTTACTAGCGCAGGATACGGCAGTCCCTGCTATATTATTTCTCCTCGTTTATGTTAATTGGGGGTTGCCGTATCATTTATTAAGGGAACCAATAAATGAATGATGCATTTGTAGAAAAATTTAAGAATATATTTACGGGTTTAGAGCGAGCCCATGGTGTGTTTGAAAAATCAAACGAACCACAAAACGGTAAAAAAGTGGAAGCTCGAATGAAGACTGTCCACGAACCGCCGACCACTGAGAAATTTCAAAAACACTTGAAGGGAGAGTACCCTGCCATGGGTATTGTTCCGATCAACGATGACAATCAGTGTCTGTTTGGCGCTATTGATATTGATGTATATCCATTAGACCACAAGGCACTACAGAAAAAGATTAAAGATAAAAAATTTCCATTAGTTATGTGTCTATCAAAAAGTGGTGGCGCTCATTTATATTTATTTATGAAAGAGGCAGTTACCGCTAAAGAAATACAACTAAAATTAAGTGAAATGGCAACTGCAATTGGATATCCATCAGCGGAAGTTTTTCCTAAACAAATTGAGTTATCTCAGAGAGAGGGAGAACAAAAAAGAGATACAGGGAGTTGGATTAACTTACCCTATCATGGAAGAAATAGATACGCACTCAAGGAGGATGGATCGGGTGCTACACTAGAACAGTTTCTTGCGCTATACGACTCAATGGTCGTTGGTGATCTGTCAAGCATCAAGACAGATTTCAAGAACGAAGTTATCAAGGACGGACCTCCTTGTTTACAGATACTTACCGAGCAAGGAGTGAGCGATGGTTCCCGCAATAACGCTCTCTTCAATATCGGAGTATTTTATAGGAAGTCTAGTCCTGATAACTTTGCAGAATTAACGGAAGAATATAATAGAGTATATATCCACCCACCGCTGAAAGCGGATGAGGTAATATCTGTTATACGACAAATAAGTCAGAGTGATAATGAGGGTGCACCAAAGTATATGTATCGATGTACTCAGCCACCAATTGAGTCTCTTTGTAATAAACGTTTATGTAAGAAGAGAAAATTTGGTGTAGGTGGTGACAATGACAGAGAGCATCCTGTGTACTCTGATTTAAAAGTTTATAAGTCGGATCCACCGAGATATTTTCTTAATGTTGATGATAGAAGAGTAGAAATACCTAATACCGAAGACTTAATGAATCATCGTAAAATTATTCAAGCATGTCTTGAGCAATTAAATACAGGGATAATGAACATGAGTGCCGCAGAGTGGAATAGAACATACTCAGAGTTATTTGAGAATATATCGATTGATTATCCTCCCGAAGAGGTAACCAAGAAAGGTGAATTCAAAGAACTACTAGAAGAGTTTTGTTTACATCAGGGAGAAGCATTAAGCTTTGATGATATCTTTTTAGGCAAATCCTATAATGAGGAAGGGTATACCTATTTTGCTTTAAAAGATTTAATGGATCATTTAAAGAGAAATGATTTTAAAGAGTCTCGAGCATGGGTGACTGTTAGATTGAGAGAAGAGTATGAGGCGGAAGACCTGATCAAGACAGTAAAAAATGTTAGAATTAGACTTTGGAAAATACAAGAGTTAACCGTAGGACAACCAGAATTAGATATTCCTAATATGGAAAAAGAAGTAAAAGAGGAGGAGATTCCGTTTTGATAAAGGTATTATTTGGAAATAGTTTTGAGAAGGTAAAAGACTTAGAAGATAACTCTATTGATTGTGTTGTCTCCTCTCCCCCTTACTTTGGTTTAAGAGATTACGGCAATGAAAATCAAATGGGTTTAGAAAAACACTATAAAGATTACATACAAAACACTGTTAATCTTTTTAGGCTAATGAAACCTAAATTAAAGGAAACTGCCACAATATGGTGGAATGTGGGAGACAGCTATTACAATTATAGACCAACAAGAAACAAAGGTAATTTACATAAAAGTCCTGACTATCATAAACAAACTATTAGTAATTCAAGGCAAGACTTGCCTACGAAAGGTAGTAAGAGAGGTATTGTCTTTGAGGATATAAAAGAAAAAGACTTAATGATGATACCTAATAGAGTGGCAATCGCTTTACAGGAAGACGGATGGTATGTGAGATCAGAGATTATCTGGCATAAACCTAATCCAATGCCAGAGAGTGTTAGAGATAGACCTACTTCCTCTCATGAAAAGATATGGTTAATAACAAAGAATAAATCCTATTACTATGATCATGAGGCAATTAAAGAAGACTGTTTAACTTACGATAATTTAAATAGAGATAGAGATACTACTAAACTTAATAATACACCAGGTAGATCAAGAATGGGTGGATTGAAAAAGAATAATTACACAAAGAAAAATAAAAGAAATGTTTGGAGTATTACTACAAAACCATTTAAGGGAGCACACTTTGCAACATTTCCTCCCGACTTAGTTGAGCCTTGTATTTTAGCGGGATGTCCAGAGAATGGAACTGTCTTAGATCCTTTTGGTGGATCGGGTACAACAGGACTAGTTGCTCATCAGCACAAAAGAAACGCTATACTGATTGAACTTAACAGAGAATACAAAGAAGTAATGAAGTTAAGATTTAGTAAGGAAGGAAGTTTATTATTGCAGGTGCAGTATGAGTAAACCTATTGTTGTCATCGGACCGCCAGGCACGGGCAAAACAACTTTTATCTTAAATAAGATAGAAGAGTATATTGCTGAGGGATACTCGATTGATGAGATTGGTTTCTTTTCTTTTTCAAACAAGGCGGTAGACGAAGCTAAACAGAGAGCCAGTGAGAAATTCAAAATACCTGCCTCTCAATTAGAAAGCTTTTCCACACTTCACTCTTATGCCTTGCGTCAGCTAGGTTTAAGTCGTGACTATATAATGAGTAAAAATGATTGGAGAAATGTAGAGGATGTACTTCGGATTAAAATTAATGTTAATAATGATGACGATAGTTTTTACAATAACTACGACGACAAATACATTCAGTTAATTGAAAAAGCAAAGAGAAGAGATATTGATTTACGAGATTGTTGGACAATGTTTGCAAAAGATATTATCTACCACAAACTTGAGTATATTTCTAAAGGACTAAAAGAATATAAAGAAAAAGGTTATGAAAAGTTTACTGATGGTATTACAGGTTCTTTTGTTAAAGACTCTGGTCCTAAAATGGATTTTACAGATTTGATTAGTAACTATGTAAAGCAAGATAGAGTCAAACCTTTTCGTGTTGTATTTTTTGATGAGTCACAGGATATGTCCACGATCCAATGGAAAATGGCAGCGATGATTTGGAAAGCATCAGAGGTGTCTTATATTGCGATGGATCCTAATCAGGCTATCTATACTTGGGCTGACGCTGATGTGGCAAGAGCCATCGAGGTAAAAACTCAGTCTTCTAAAACAATTGTTTTAAATCAATCAAAGAGAGTACCAAGAAAAATTTGGGAAGTTGTTAATCGTGTTGAAGAGCAGATAGTTGCCTACGATGATATTAAATGGAAACCCGCTGAGAGAGATGGGAATGTAGAATTTGTTAAAGGTATCTATCATCTTAACGTTTCTGAGGGTAGTTGGTTGGTAATGGGTAGAACAAGGACAATTAGAGAGGATTTAGAAGAAGTATTACGTAAAAAGAATGTATTTTTTCGTGTTAAAATGCGGGATAATAAGTATCGTTATTCTGTGAAAGCACAGGAAAGAAATGCTATACTAACTTGGAAAGAATTAATGAGAAGCGAAACAAATGAAGTTCCGATTAGAATGATTGATAATTTATATAAAAGCATTGGAAAAGGTTTTGTAGCGAGGGGATATAAAAAAGTAGTGTCGGAACAAAAGAAAGCTTTTCCTGATAAAAAAATTTGTTTTAAAGAACTAAAAGAAAGTTACGGACTGGAAGCTGAATTTGGAATTTCTTGGGTAGATGTAATGACTACCTTGAATACAGAAACAAGAGCATACTTGGAAAACCTAGAGTCAAGGGGTGAGGACATAGGCAAAGAACCAAGGATAACGCTATCCACGATCCACCAACAAAAAGGTGGTGAAGCAGATAATGTTATTGTCTCTCTTGATATAGGAAAGATGGCGTATGAAGATTACCGCACCAATCCTATTAATGAGCATCGTTTATTTTACGTTGCCTTTTCAAGAGCGAGACACAATTTATTTGTTGTCTTACCTCAATCAAGGGAGGCTTATAGAATATGAATTTAAAAGAATTAAAAGATCACGGTCTTTTAGATGATGAAATGATTAAATGGGATGGTTTTGATGACTGTGTTTTAGGTGTTGGAAGCAGATGTGGGATGGAAGACATTCTTATTTATAGTAGACAAAAAATTGCTTACAAATTAAGAGACAGAGATAAAATGACAGTAGAAGAGGCTATCGAATATATAGACTATAATATAGTGGGAGCGTTTGTCGGAGAGAGAACTCCTATGCTTTTGGAGGATTTTATATGAGTAAGCAAATAGGAATGTTTAAACCTAAATCCGAGTGGCTACCACCAATGGACTTTCCCGATATTAAAGATGCAAAAAGAATTGCCATCGATCTAGAGACAAAAGACCCTAACATCACAGAAAAGGGTGCTGGCTGGGCTACAAACGATGGACACATCATTGGAGTAGCTATCGCTGTTGATGGTTGGGAGGGTTACTACCCTGTTCGACATGAGACAGGTTTTAATCATTCTCCTGAAATAGTTTTTGATTGGTTAAATGAAATGCTATCCACTGACTGCGAGAAGATTGCCCATAATGCCTCCTATGATTTTGGTTGGTTACAGGCAGAGGGAGTTAAGTGGAATGGTCGTATTATTGATACGATGATTGCGGGTCCTCTGATTGATGAAAATAGATTTAGTTATTCTCTAAATGCAATGTCTAAAGAGTACTTAGGAGAAAGTAAGAGTGAGTTTTTGTTAAAAGAAACAGCGGCACAGTGGGGTGTCGATGCCAAAGCAGAGATGTATAAGATTCCTGCTCAGTTCGTGGGAGAATACGCAGAGCAAGACGCGGTTCTCTGTCTTAAGCTTTGGGATAGACTGAGTGTGGAAGTCACTAAAAATAATTTAGAAACTGTTTTTAATTTAGAAACGGATCTTCTTCCTGTTCTTATGGAAATGAGAAAGAAGGGAGTGAGAGTTAATTTAGATAAATTAGGGGTAGCAGAAAAAGAGTTAATTAAAAGAGAAAATAAATTACTTAATTTTGTTCACGATAAAACAGGTGGTAAGGTAGATATTTGGGCGGCTAGATCTATCGCCTCTATCTTTGATCTTTGTAAGATTGATTATCCTAAAACGGATAAAGGTAACCCTAGTTTTACAAAAAGCTTTTTAGAAAATCATCCTCATCCCGTGCCAAAGGCAATCGTTCAAGCGAGAGAATACAACAAAGCGCGAACCACGTTTCTCCATACGATAGAAAGATATAACCACAATGGGAGAATTCATGCCAATATCAATCAACTACGAACCGAGAATGGCGGAGCGGTGACAGGAAGGTTTAGTTACTCTAACCCTAACCTACAGCAGATACCTGCTCGAGATAGTAAAGAGGCAGATATTAAAATTGGAACAATGATTAGAAGTTTATTTTTACCTGAAGAGGGAGAGAAGTGGGGTTCATTTGACTACTCACAGCAGGAACCGCGTTTAGTGGTTCATTATGCTGATTTTATAGGTTTAGCTGGTTCAGAAAAGCTCGTAGGAGCTTACAGAGACGATAAAAACACTGACTTCCATACGATCATGGCGGAGATTGGAAAAATCGAACGTAAGAGCGCTAAAACCATAAATTTAGGGTTATTCTATGGAATGGGTGTTGGAAAACTAGCAGATCAGCTAGGAATTGACCCCGAGGAGGCAAAACTACTTATCACCGAATATAATGAGAGAGTTCCCTTTGTTAGGAAGTTAGCTGACCGAGTTTCAGATCACGCAGGTAAAACAGGAAAGGTAAAAACATTTTTAGGAAGACAATGTCACTTTGATTTGTGGGAGCCAAAAGCTTTTGGTGCTCACCGAGCATATCCTTATGAGAAAGCAAAAGAGGAGCACGGTATTAATACACCCTTAAAAAGAGCGGGTACATATAAAGCATTGAATAGATTAATTCAGGGTAGTGCTGCCGATCAAACTAAACAGGCAATGGTGACTCTTCACAAAGAGGGTGTTATTCCAATGATACAAATTCATGATGAACTAGCTATTAGCGTTGATGGTTCGAAAGACCAGCAAGAAAAAATAATAGAGGTAATGGAGAATGCTATTGAATTAAATATTCCATCAAAGGTAGATGTCGCTGTGGGAGATAATTGGGGAGAGGCTCAGTGAGTGATAAGATAAACCCTGATTACTATAAAAGTAAAATAGAGACTGCTGATTATATAGATGCTCATGAAATGGATTATTTTCAAGGTAATGTAATTAAATATGTAACTAGATTTAAGAAAAAGAATGGATTAGAAGATTTAAAGAAAGCTCAATGGTACTTGCAAAGATTAATTAAAAAATATGAGAATAGCGACGACAGTTATTAAACTAATAAATTGCAAGAAACACTAATCTAACGACCTTTTCTAAATACACACAAGTTTCCTTCCATATAATTTTGGTCGTCACTATTCTTATAGTTAAAATATCATACCTGTTGTGCGTAAACAACAATTCTTTTTTTCTTTCCTGTGGATTAAAAATTATTAAAAAGGAGAAAAATCATGTTTAACTTAACCAACAAAGCAAAAGATCATTTCTTAAATTTATTTAAGAGTGATGACAAAGACCAATCAATCAAAGATTTCTGTCAAGCAGAATATAAAAAAGATTGGTATGCAGCCTATAGATCTTTTAAAGAAGAAGGTCGATTTCCGAATTTTATACGAAGAACTCTTTAAGTATTAGCTACTATTTCAGCTAGATGCTCGCATCTGTTGGCGGTTTGCTTATGCCATCTGGAATCTTTCATCTCGTCTGAGGCTTCCTTCCATTTACTATTCCTCATGTTTTTCCACATCTTGGAGAAATTTCGAACACCTTGAGTTCCTAGTTGAAAAACCATTTCCACAATAACGTGTTCTATGTGAACAGGTAAATCGTGACCAATACATTCCTCAATTAAAGCATCAGCTCCCGCCGCTGCTCTGTTTAAATCTAAATCAAATAGTTCATCTATTTCTTCTCTAGAAATTTTTTTTCCTTCAGGAAATCTTTCTCTTTCATGTGGTTTAATAAGGTGTCCTATACCAATCGTGGCTTTTCCTAAACTGTCGAAATATACGTGGTCAACAATTCCTTCCGCAGAAGTGACTCTAGCTCTTAATTTATCTGTAATTTCAATCATGATGCACCTATACCCCAGTGTTCTTCGTGAGGGTCTTTTTCTACCTTTCGTTTAAATATATTTATAATAATTCTTAATAATTTCATTTATTTAAATTTATAACCTAAACCAGCATATTTGTCTACACTTCCACCCTTTTTAAAATTCATTGATGCTCCGAAGTTTAGTCCTCCCTGACCCAATCTAGCATTTAAGTCAACAGGTTGTCCAAACACATCTACTGAATTAGAGTAGCCTAATTCAGGTTTCCCTGAAAAAACATTATCAAATGTTAAATTACCTATAGGTGCTTTTATTTGAGGGTTTTTTGAAAAATTATATAAATCCATTAAAGAAGGTAATCCTGTATTTTCGGCCATAAGAACGGGTTGTCCAATTGGATTTGTTTCAGGAGGTTGATTATAAAAATCTTCTTTTTGTTTATTTTTCATTTGCTCTTCTTTAAGCATTTTCTCAAATAGGTACTTGTCTAGTATTGTTCTTTCTTGAGGAGATAGTTCAGTTCTTAAATCTGATCCAATAGTTCCCTCAGGAACAACACCAATACTCTCTAAATATATATTACCCAGGGTATTATTAGGGTCATAGTATTCAGGAAGAGATACACCAGCATTGTCTAATCCAAAAATAGAGGGGTCACTCTCGTCTCCAATCTGTCTTGGAGGTATTAGAGGATCTATTGCTTGTGTTTGTATTTTTTCTCTTGTTAAATCCTGAAATGGATCCTCTGTAGTTGTATAAATTGTGCTACCACCACCCGTTGTTACGGTGGGTTCTCTTAAAATATTTTTTCTTAAATTATCATATAAACCTTTGACAGAATCTATTCCCTGTGTAGTTCCACCTTTAACTCGACTAAAAAGATCAGATAAAACGTTACCAATAGTTCCCCCTCTAGCTGCAAAATCACCAAAACCCTGTGCTATGTTACCTAAACCAAATCCTATATCTCCCATAACTTCTCTGTTTGTAGGTCCATATTTGTTAGCTGTTTCCTGTCTAAATTTTTCAAAACTCATAGGAGCATTAGCTCCAAGGTTTCTTGTAAACCTACCAAAACCCTCAGGTCCTTGGTTAACTTCTTTAATTGGATTTAAAAAGTCTTTTTTAAATTGATTAACTAAATCTGCTTGTTTTTGTCTTTTTTCTAAACGATCATCAGTAATATCTTTTCTACCTCCAAAATAATCTTCTCTAGTTTTATTAAGACTCTCTCTTCTTTGTATTGCTTTATCTAATTCTTTTGATATTGCTCTGACATCTCTTGATTTCCCTGTGGAAGATGTACCAGGAGAGATAGGTCCACTAGTTTTTGTTTTCATACGTATAGGAGCCATTACGCTACCACCTGTGGTTTTTTAAACTTTTTTGATTCGTAGAGATCCACTATACCACCCTCTGCTGCATTGAAAAGAGGCATGCCAATTGACTCTAAGCTAGCCACGGTCTGCGGATTAATGGGGGAAGACAAAGGAGGGATAACGTCTACCCCCTGTCCGCGGGACACTTGAGGAGAAGGAATGTTAGAAACTTGTAAATCTTTAGTATCAGGTTCCATCACAATAAACTCTGATTCTGGTGCTTGTATTTTAGGAATAAACTCTTCTGCTTTTTTCTTAACATCATCCAAAAGTTCTTGACCGTAGTAAGATCCTGTTGTGGCAAACTCTGTTTGATAATCCATCATTGACTCTGTAAAAAATACTACATTGGCAGCCATATTTTTTGTTAAATCTTTAACTTGTTTTTCTCCTGTTTGAAGAGCAATAAAATTTTCTAAACCGTCTCTACCCTGTTTTGTTAATAATAACTTAGAGAGATAATTCATACCTCCCGCTCTCGCTACTAAACCAGGTAAATTTACAAAACCCAAAACAATATCAAGCATACTTGCCTTAGGGCTTACACGACTAAAATTAGCTCTTCGAATATATTCTAAAACATCTCCTATTTCCTTTAATTCTTCTTTTGAAAATAAAATTTCTGCCTTACCTTTACCTCCACCAGCAGTTCCCTTTAAAGTTTTGTTAAGATTTTGCATAAACCTAACAGGATCTAAAATATCCTTAAAAACCAAAGGATCAAATTTATTAGATTGCACCGCGTCTCGAGCTTGTCCCCCAGCTTGTCCCCCAGCTCTAGTTGCTTTAGATAATTTTTCAGCTTCCAAGGTTAAATCTTCAATCGGTCTCAAGGATTTAATAAAAGCATCCTCTATAAGAGTAGCTTTCATTTGCTGAATAACATCATCATATCCGTTGTCCCTTAGAAACTTTAAAGCTTCATCTGTTTCTTGAGCGCTTAACTTAGTAAATTGATTAACAATGTCATCCGCAGATTTTTTCCCTGTTTGAATAAAACCACTTAAAAAAGAATTTTCTAAAGCTGTTATTAAGTCGGAGTCTATTTTGTAATCATCTCTTACTTTTTGTAAATTTTTTGCTACAGCGGTTTGAATGGTATCACTCATTTCTTTTAACTGAACATTACCCATTAAACCACTCTCAATGGTTTGATCTAAATCTTTATTTAAAGCATCCAATAATTCTCTGGACGGTCTCTTCTGAGCAGCGGCACCTAAATCTTTGAAGACACTACCCGTTCCCGCTGCGGCTGAACTGTATTGACTAATTAAATTTTGAAATTGAAGAGCAGTTAATACACCCTCTCCCCCTGTATCATCCAGTAAAGATGCTCTAGCGTCTAATAAACTCCTGTACAGAGAGTCATCCCCTGTGCCCATTGGTTTGTATTGTGCTATTAATTCATCTAATTTAGCTACAAAGTTATTTGTATTTAATAAAGGTATCTCAGAAAAATCAACTATTTTTCCTGATTTTTGATCTTTTAACTTAGATAAATTGGCAAACCCCTCATCGGCTCTAACCTTTCTATTTTTAATTAGATTATCTAAAATATTATTGTAAGAAGTAGAAATTTTATTTCCTAAGAGAGGACCACCTTGTTTACCATACAGTTGTTTCATCATATTCTGTATTGCTGTAGCGGTGTTGGTTATCTGTTCAAACGCTAAATCAGCTCCCTGACCTCTCGTCAGGTAATACCCTCTTAAAAAATCTTCTATCTGTCTTAAAAATTTATCACCGCTTATCTCTGATAAACTAAGTGCTCCATATTTTTCCTGTAATCTTAAACCCTCTTCAAAAAATGCTCTTGCTTCACTACCTTTTTCTCCTTTAATTGTTTTAACAATATTTTTTGTAGCAAAGTTTTTTACAGGGTTAACAGTTGTAATCCAGTTTAAGAAACTGTTAGCAGCCCACTGAGTGGATCCTCCCAACACACCATTAGAAACAACTCTAAATGCTCTTTCCTCATTAGTTAGGTTTTCTTCACCTGGTAAGGAAGAAGATATAAATTGTAAAGCTCCCTCTCCAGCAGCCATTGTTAAGGCAGCGGTTATAGGATTAGCAGTAAACATAGCGGGACCAAATTGTATTACCTCACTAGCCATTTCAATTGGCTGTATAAACATTTCTGATACATCGTTTGCTGAAAATTCGGGATTGTATGCTTCCCAGCTAGCTCCTGGTTCATCTCTAAAAACAATGTTTCCCTCATTATCGGAGAAGACATTATTTTCTCCATAAATGTTTTTCACATAATTAATTTCACCTGCCTTACTGACTCCCTCCTTTAAATCAGCAAATAATCTATCTTTAAAAGCAACTTTGTCGCTTTTTCCCTTGGGATATAAATCAGGAATTTGCTCTTCTATTTGAGACAAAAAAGATAAAAAGTTTTCCGCATTGGAGACATAAGGTTTAAAGACTTCATCTTCTTGTATAGGAATTAAAGGAATATCTTTAACACTTCTAAAGGGATCATAAGTCCCTGTTTCTTTACCTAATATTGGGTTGAAATCTTCAGCCATATCATTTTTAACCTGGACTATTTATCCTATCTTTAATATCTTGCTCATTGCCATCAAGGAATTCTGTTCCGCGATCCCTAGATGGTAAATCAAAGACTTTCTCCAATTCATCATAGTAATCAAACTGTTTATTTTTTGGAAGACTATCAAAATCACCTACCGTAGGTAATTCTAATCCTTGAGTAAAGTCGGGAAGAACTGATATTGGTTCTAAACCTCTCACTTTAACAATATTTTCAAAACCATCTCTAACTCCTTCGTAGGCTTTGTAAGCTCCCAGTGTGGCTCCTCTCGCCGCGGAGATAAGAGTTGCTCTTTGTTTAGGTGTTAAAACCGTTTGACCATTAAGAATCTTGTTTATAGTATTCAGACTTATATTCTCAAATGTAGATAAGTCTGTAGATGCCGCTAAACCAAATTCACTATCTCTAACAACAGAGGTTGGATCTAAAATTTTCATGTAAGTAAAAACCAGAGCCATGTCAGTGGCACCAGTGGAATCTGCGGCTATGGTATCTAGAATAGAGAACTGTCTGACAGCCGAAGAAAAGTCTTTTGTTTGAGCTAGATATTCTTTTCTTAAAGTGTCTTCTTGTGACATTTTAAATTTTCTCCCCTCATCTGTATCATAAAAATCTTGTTTAAATCGAGGACTATTTTTTACAAAGTAATCTGCGTCTTGATCGATTTGAATTAATTCTTCTTGAGTCAGATCAGGGAATAAATCTTTAACTGACTGAGCTGTCTGTAATTTAAATCCTTTATTTACCTGTTCCATTTTTGCGTTTGTTAGAGAGGTGTAATATATATCTTGACTGCTGATGGGGTTACCAGTGCTTTTATCAAAGGGAATAACAACTCCATTTACCGTTTGAAATACTATTTCTCTGTTCTTCTGTTCTGCAAAAGCTTTTTTAATTGCTTCTGCTCCAAAAAGTTTAACAAAGTCTGACTGTTTTGTATCTTGAATCTCTTTGTCTTTTGTTGCTAAGTTTAGGGCTTGTGTTTTATAAGGTTCTTTTAATTTCTCTCCCGCTTGACCTGCCACACCAATATTACTTAATCCTCCCATCAAAACTTCACTAAAAGATTTTTCAGGATCTAGAATATCTGTAGCTGTCTTAAGTAATAAAGGAGAAACAACACTAGTTAAAAATTTACTCTTTAAATCAACATTGTCTAATAATTTTTCTTCATATTGTTTTGCTCTTTGAGTAATATCCACAGGTGGCTTTCCCATATCAAACATATTCTCTCCCATTTTTGTAATAAAATCATACTGATTAGGGGACATCATATTCTGTAAAATATCATAGTTTTGTGTGTTATCTGTAGGCATCTTTAAATTCATTGACATGTCTTGACCAGAAAACGGTACAGGGCTGGTTGAGTTAATAAAAAGTCCTGTGTTTGCCCTTAAAATACCATCACTCATTGGCTGATTTAATTGAGCAGAAGCTGTCGGCATCATGTCTTGAGCTTGCTGAGTGGCTCCAATACCCTGTTGCTCTTGTAATTCGAATACTGGTTGTACTAAAGCGAGAACGGATAACGGTGTATCCTGAGCGTCACTCTCTCCTACTACTCCAGCTAATTCTTGTACTCTTCCCTCCATTGCAACATCGTCACCTCTAATATCATTCATTAGCTGAACATACTGGTCAGGAGATACCTTAGCGATACCATCGGAAGTAGGGTCAGATGGAGGTGTTTCTCTGTCCAATCCATCAGCAATTCCCACAGCGTCGGATTCCTCTCCCTCCATGGGAGATCCCTCCGCTCTTTTTTTTAGTCTATCTAAAAAGTTCTGTTCTGCTGGATCTAATTCAAAATTGGTATCAGGTATAATCTGGTTTTGTGTTTCTATTGTTGCCTTATAGTTTGTAAATTGGTTTAATAATGGAACTAAAGCACTAAAGTTTTCAGGTGTATTACCTTGTAACAACATTTCTAAAATATTTTCACCGTTAGGTATTTCGGTTATTAAAAATCGTCTAAATTCATCATCGAATAAAGCTTTTGTGTAAGAATCTATTGTTTCTTCCATTGGCATTTCACCATCTCTTACAACAGAGTTGGGATCAGCCATCATTTCACCATCTCTTACAACAGAGTTGGGATCTAACATATTTAAAAACTCACCATCTCTTACAACAGAGTTGGGATCTAATAATTGATCAGCAAACAAATTCATTAAAGCAGATTTTTCACTATCTCTTACAACAGAGTTAGGGTCTAACATATTTAAAATCTCATTATCTCTTACAACAGAGTTGGGATCTTGTCTAAAAAGTAGTCTATCAAATACGGACATTAAAACAGTCCCTGCAATCCGCTAAGACCTGACAGTGCTCCTAAACCCGCTACACCGTAACCAGCAATTGTTCTTAGGGGCGACATACTACTTGTTGCCGCTGGAGAGGTACTTGTTTGAATTGTTTGTGTACTTGTTGGTGCTCCCGCATAAATATCTGATAAGAAACCAACTCTCTGATATGGCTCATACATTTGAGAAAGTTGATTTTGTCTTGCCACATCCAGACTTGATTGAGCTTGCTGTTGCCCCAAGGCACCTAAACCTAATAATGTATTAATATCTTGTGAACCTAATTGTTGACCTGTGACACCTAATTGAGCTTGCTGTGCTCCAAAGGAGCCATACTGAGGAGCGAGTGCTCCTAAACCTGCCGCTGAAGTTTGCTGCCTTTGACCTAACTGTTGTTGTGCATTTAAAAATGCTTGAGCTTGTGCCTGAGCTAATGACGATGCACGATTACGCTCTAATTCTGCTTGTGCAACTCCCTCTCTTCCTCCTCCAAACGCGCCCGCCTGAACCGCTTGCGCTGCCTGACCCTGTTGAGCAATATTATAGGAACGATTAATTTCATCTTGAATAGACTGTTGATAGGGGTTCATAAAAGGTTGAAGCTGTTCCATAGTCGGAGCTGTACCAATATCGGTGTAAGCTTGCGCTGCCTGACCGAGTGTACCTAGTCCCGCCGCCTGAGATTGAAGTGCGGATGTTAGGAAAGGTTGATAGCCTCCTATACCCTGAGAACCTAATTGAATAGCTTGTAATTGCTCAGGAGTAAACCCTGCTACCTGCTGTGCTGGTAACGTTAAAGGTTTATCCGCTAAAGACTTAGCGGTATCCATTAACCCCAGTCTTCTTGCTTCAATATCTGGTGCTTCTCTTTGTAAATATTCCGTTGTTTCTACCATTATGACATCCCTATGCTTTGTTGTGATAGACTACCACCGTTTTCTAAACTTTTCATCATTTTATACATATTTTTTGCTCCCGCTTTCCGCGATCCACCGCCCGCGTTTCGAACTGCCTTGGCAGTCATTACAAATTCTCCATCCGATAGCATTGCAGGAATGTCATCAGAAGTTCCCGTTCCAGCTCCTGCAATTTCTCCGATGCGTTTTGGGTGTTCTCTGACTTTACCATCAGAGTGTTCAATTCGCTGACCGCTGTTCTCGATCCCGCCTGTCACCTCTCCGCCATCAGCGGCTAGATAAATACCAGGATCGTATCCCTGTGGTCCTGTGATATCTAATAGTTGATATTTTGAGGGGTCGGCGTAGTAGTATTCATTGGGAGTAAAAGAGGCAACATACTCTTCTTCTGTTGGTTGCTCTTCGGGTTTCATAGCCAGAGAAGATAACCCAGCTATTGTCGCTGCCGCAGGTAAAAACTGTCCCGCAATACCTCTCTTTACTTTTTCAGGAACAATACCTAATTGTTTATTTAACATTGCTCTATTTAAAAAATTTTCTTGTATTACATCTTCTGTTAAACCCTCACCAGTAATTGGAAACTTCTTTTCAATAAAGGATTGAGATAAAGCCATGTCATCTGTAAACTTTGGATTAGTCTTAAATTGAGAAGCCTCACTGAAGGGGTTTAATCTTGAATCCTTTACTTTATCAAACACATTACTAATACCTTCCACCTGACCGCTGTTCTTTGGTTGAAGATTAGGTTTAACACCGAATGCTCCTTCCATAAAACCTTGACCGAGTGTTGCTCCCTCAGGTCTCATTATAGCACCTCTCAGTCCTCCAATACCTACTTGCAACGCTAAATCTTTTGCTACGTCTACTGGTTTTTTTCCAGCGGCTAGACCAATACCCGCTCCTAATCCAAGTTGAACTGCTGGACCACCAGGTATAAAAGGTAAAACATAAGGTGCTATGGGTTCTACTGCTCTAGCAAAACCTGTAACCGTATCTTTAACATTTTGAAAAAAATCACCAACAAGAGATCCTAGACCGTATTCATACATTTGTGGATATACTTGTTGCTGCATTTACATCTCTATTCTTTGACCACGGCACCTGTAAATAATTTTGGTGCAATAACATTTACGTCTCGTCTAATTTCACTATCGGTGGTATCGGTGTTAGGATCGGCAACGTCATTGTTTGCGTGATCCTCAGAATCATATTCGACACCTGTTCTTGTATTAGTAATAGTGGTTTCTACCTTACAGCTATAAACAGGGATTTGATTTCCCTCTGCGTCATACTCATAGCGTAAGATGATTGGTTCATCTATAATCTTTGCCATAGTATAGTTTTATCGAGGAAAAGCTAAGAAATCAACCGATTATTGCTGTGCTTTAATTTCTAAAACAGAAGCTTTAATAACAAGATCATTTGCAGCACTAGAGGTTACTTTTAGGCTATCCCCTTCCTCAAAAACAAAGGTACCATTGATGATTTTTGTAGCTTGATGAGCTACCGCAACATTATTTATTTCAAAATCTGTGCTACCGTCATTATATGTAAGGACAGCATTTAGTGTTCCAGATCCTGAATTATTATGTAGAACGATAGTTTTAACCATAAAGGTGGTAACAGGAGTCGGAGGTGTCGCAGCTACATTAGCTGTAGGCACCGTAAACAATGTATTGGCTCCTGTATTTGCAGGAGTTAAAGCAAAGGTTCTAAATCTATCAGCCATTAGTCAGTCGTTGTGCCTCCTGTTGCAAAAAACACTGTTCTTCGTGTTGATTCTTCTTTTGTGTCTTCTGTGTATTGTGTGTTTAATTGTTGAATCATTTCTTCTAGCTGCCTTACTAACTCCGAAAATTGTTGTCTTTCATACTCATCAGGAGCGTCAGGAAATCTCTGAAGAGTTAGTTTTGCCATTATGTTATTTAAATGATTTTTTCTTCCAAAACAAGCTTTTATAGTTATTAAAAAGTCTACTAAAGTATGCAAATTTTTGTTTATTAGTTAAAAGCTCATCTTTATCTACATATTCTGTGCTCATTTTCCAGTCTTCTCTTTTAAATGGAATCACCATAGCCATTGGAGATCCTTGTTTTAAAAGAGTTCTTTTTTTTAAATCTTCAGTCCAATAAAAAGGAAAGTTAACATTCATGATAAACTCATCTGTATCAACAATTCCAGTAATTAAATCAAATGGCAGTGCATGATTAAAAGGAGTTACAAATAAACAACTGTATCCCTTAGGAGTAACTACCTTCCAAGGATTCAAAAACTTAAAAGCAACATCAACAGTTCTTTTTGGGTTTCTCATTTCTTCCGCAGTTTGAAAATTAGGGTGAGAAGATATTCCAATTATGTTTGAAAACATATCTCCTAGTTGATCATTACATGTAAATTTGACTTGATCAGCTTCTTCATCAACCCAAATTTCAAAGTCGCATGGAAAAGGAATAATGTATCCTGCTGTTAAAGAATCTAAAAAGGGCATACATCTTTTTACTGTAGAATCATTTTGATCTTTAATATAAGGGGGTAATTTTTTAAATGCATCTGGTATAAAAAAAGTTGAAGGTTTTGGTTCAGCACAATATCCTTTAAGCGGTGATATAAATTTTATTTTATTCATTGGATAGTTTAAAATTACAAGAAAATACAATTCTTTCTTTGTCTTTATTTGGAGGAACACTGTGAGGTAATCCTCCTGGAAAAATTACAAATTTAGATTTCTCAGCCTTCACTTCAATACTTGGCGAATTAATATATGGATAACCAAGATTAAAAAATACAGTGCTAGAAGATTCTTCAGTACACTGAATATAAAATATTAATGAAAAATCATTTAAGTTTAGGTTATGTGTATGTAGTGAATGAAAATCACTTTCTCTATACGCCTGTAACCAAGATCCATCGATAGAGAAACTTTTTCTATTCATAATTTGTTTGGTAAATATTTCTATAAATTGATAAACATGATTTTTTAAATCAATTAATTTTTTATCTTCAAGAACATTCGGTGTATTGTAGTATGTAGTTAAATTTCCCTCATCTACAAATTTATTTGTAGACACAAATTCAATTGTAGATTTATTGTCAAAGTCAGAGGGTATTTCATACAAGGTGCTCTGAAAATGATGTCTTGTTATATCTAGGCTCATTATTCTCTATAGCTGTATATTACATGTTAAAGAAAGTTTTGCATTATTTATTTCTACAACTTGATGATTTATAAACTTGTCAAACCAAATACATTCTTGATTAGACAAAAGTGTCTCTTTTTGATCAATTATCCACTTAGATTTACCATATATGTTTTTTACTATAACAGGATATTCGTGTTGATGCTTGGGGAACGATATTGATTTTTTACCATTACCAAAATAAAAATTACAATTAATCTCTGTTTTAAAATTAATATTTAATAATTTTTGAATAATCCATGTATCTTTTGTAAAAGAGCCTATATTGGAAAGAATTAAAGTGTAGCCTTCTTCATAACATTTAATGCATTTTTCGGGATCTAAATATCCATCCTCACAAAAAAAATCTTGATGTTTATTACCATTTTCTAATATAGCTTCAACACTAGGTTGACCATTTAAATATTGTTTAGGCCAACGTCTTCTATCAAGCAATCTTTCTAAAACATGATCTTCTGTTAAGTTAACTTTTTTATTTTCTAATGTTTTTAAAAATCTATCTTCTACCATCTGGTTGTATGTCGAAACGCTGAGTGCCTAATCTCCAAGAAGTACCTGAAGTATTGGAAACAACATTTACTGTAAATTCTCTTCCTCTTCCCCTTAAACTTACAAATTCAGTAGTGTCACTAAAAGTTGTTGTTTTAGTTACACTCTGTGTGTTGTTTGGATAATATTTAAATTCTAAGTCCATATTTAGAACACCTGATTGATTCTGTATATCAGGTATCAACTTTTGCACCATTAGTATATCATTACCTTCTCCTATTTCAACTGATCCAGATTTTACATAAGCAGTCATTGCTTGTCCGTCAGCATCGTTTCCTGTTTCATGTAAATACATTTGTGTTGCTCCTGCTGTAAGTCCTAAAATAGTTTCATTATTTGCAACAGTAGTGCCAGAATATTCTGAGCCAATAGGATTTTGATATACTTCTCTGTCTATCCAAGTAGTCCTTGATAAGGTGCCAGTCCACCAAGTTTGCTCTAAATAGTTATAAGCAACAACAGCATTTATTTGATTAGATCCTTCTCTAGGATAAAACCATAGTATTTCATTAAACTCACCGTTATGTCCTGCAAAAGCATTTTCTGCCCCTGTTTGATTAATATTATTAAAAATAAATTGTTCAACAGTGCATGGTAATTTTTTCACAGATCCATCAAAAAGATAAAAAGAATCTTGAGACATCCAGTAACTCACACCATTTAAATCAACACCTGCGTGACTGCCCATAATTCCACAGTTTTGACCTAATTGTCTAAGACCAAAAGTAAAAGGTGGTCCAATAAACTGTAGTGAGTGAAGGGAGGTATCTGTCCACACTAATATTTGACCTCTTGAACGTTCAGCCGCCATGATCCGTGATCCGTCAGCAATACGTAGTGAACCAGCAGTATTCTCTGCTGTTGGCTGATAGTTGGTAATATTTTCTTGATCGGAGAATCTTATTAATAAATCATCTTGAGTAGTTGTATCGCCAATCGTGTTTTCTGTTCCCATGATCATTAAATGTCTGTCTGGAGTAGAAATTAAACTTAATCGTGAAGCAGTTGGAGCGTTAGTGATAGCAGTAGCTCTTGTGTTAAGTCCACTAGAAGTATCCCACTGAAAAGTACCGCCATTTAAAGCAGTAGCTATTAAATCTTCACCGAAGTTATCTAGAGACCACTGCCTTGCCTCCAAAGTAACATTTGAGACTGTAGAAGGTGATCCCCATCCTCCAAAACCAAATTTATCTGTACCATATCCAAAGGCAAGCAGAGAAAACTCAGGACCAGGATTTATTTGATAGTTGGCATTACCTGTTCCTCCACCAGCTGCTGTAGAACCAGAAGCAGTGCTAGTATGAGTAACTACGTAAGCAGCTGCATTGACAACAGAAGAAACTTCAAATTCTTTATTCATGTCTAATCCGTCTATTGCTGAGAATGAGTCAAATTTTACGAAACTACCAATTTCACAATCATGGCCTGAATCCGTAACTACAATGGAAGTAGTTGCATTTGTTGTAAAAGGATTTGTTAAAGAAGTAGGGCCTCGTCTAATCGGTGTAATATCATAAGCCTCTCCTTCTTGAATAACATATAATTTTCTATCCGTTCCGACAGCATTATATCTTGTGCCGTCTAAGGATACCCAAGCGTGCTGATCCCTAGCTACTCCAACTATAGTCTTAGCAATAAATTTCTCCCACCCTTGTATTTTTTGTGGCAATCCTTGAAAAAAGCGTACATTATCACCGTCTGTCCACTTACCTTCGCCTGTGTAGTCGGTAACTTCTTTATTAATACCGGGTGCTGGTCTAAAATTAACTAATGGCATTTTGTCAATATACTACTTTTTTACCATAAATCTACAGTTCTTGTGCTTATCTAGGTTCGAAATTAAAAGCAATTGAAATTCTTTGATGATTTTCACTGTTGCAAGAACTTACAGAATGAGGGTATATACCAGGGAAAAAAATAATCATCTTTTCTTGTGGAATTACAGAGGTTATATTTGTTCTAATTGTTGGCACCAAATGATGAAAATTTATCGTTGATTTGTCACAACATACTTTGTGGTAATAAACTGCTGACCATGCTTCAAAATTAGGACTTTCATGTATATGAGAAACATTAGAAGATTTACCATCATTAATATTTAACCAAAAAGAATTTAACATACAATTAATATTAACTGATTCTAGACTTTCTACTAAAAACTGTGTTAAATCATTAAAGCCAAAATCTATAAGATTACTCTGATAGCCTCCTCGATTACTTAAAGATACTCCTTTATCGAAAGACAATAACTTATCAATATCTCTTTGAATTAAAGATATATCTCCAAGATATTCTGTTAAAAAACAAGAATCCTTGCTAAGTATTTTTTCAATCATTTACTTGATTAGAAAAATTAAAAGATGCAGTAATTCTATCATTTTCACAATTACTTACAGAATGATAAAGCCACGAAGGGAATAATATAAGAGATCCTTTTTTTTCGTTTATTTGTTGATCTTCAACAAACTCAAATGGTCTAGTTTTACTTTCTACTAATTCTGTTTTTGAAAAACATAAATTGCCGTTACCTGGTTTGATAATAAGGACTCCACAAAAATCTGCAAATCCATGAGTGTGTAATTTAGTTAAATCATTTTTTTGATAAAAGTTAATCCAAGCGTCATTTGTTATCCAATTATTATATTTCCAATTCTCGTTTTTACCTATCTCGGTGAGAATGCTTTGACAAATATAATCACATAAACTTCTTAATTCTTCATATTCTTTTAGTCCATCCCAGCCTGATGTAAGTGCTTTGACATTTGCTAAATTTTTTTTCCATTTATCTTTATCTACAAGAACTTTTTTTTCTAATGTATCGCAGAAATCTTCATTTATTTGTAGATGAAAAACATTAGTTGGAAACCAATTTTCTTTTTTTATATCGACGTTCATTAATCTTTCTTATTAAATAAAGATCCCACATGCCCTTTAAATGATCTATTTCCAAAATGACTTAGAGGCATAGCTATATCAGCCCATATATCTCCTCCACATTCTTGCCAAAGTCTAGAAAAATAATAATCTTCTGATAAATATCTTTTTACACCATTAGTTTCATATACCCCCGCACAAAATAAATCGTAACAGTTATCAGAGCTATAAGATTTACCATTGACAATTTGATCAGATACATATTTTCGTTCTGGGAATTTCTTCATCATTGTTCGTAACACTTCTCTTTTGACAAGCATCATTCCTGTAGCTGCCTCCTGAATCTTACAAAAACCATTGTCCATCCTTACATTCATAGGATCATCAAAATTTAAATTATAGCCTAAAGATCTTACTTCTATTTCTTCAGCAGTGGCTTCAGGGTGCTCTTTTAATATCTTAGGTATTCTTTCAAAATGAATATGCTTTCTTGGATAGATTCCACATGTAATATCTTTATCAAAACAAAGCATACGTTCTATATTCTCAACTTTAAAACCTATATCAGAATCAATAAATAGTAAATGTGTGGCAATAAAATCTGTTTGATCCATCATCATAGAAACACAAGTATTTCTAGCTCTAGTAATTAAACTCTCATTTCCCATAGACTGTATACGCAGTCCTACGCCTTTTTCCATAGACCACTGCTGTAAGGACAATAAACCATGCATTGTATTTTCTGTAAGCATCCCACCATACATTGGCATTCCTAAAAATATTTTATAGTTCTTGTCTTTAAGTTCTTCTGGTTTAAGCATTATTTTCTCCTTGTTTTGATAGCTAGTGTCATTCTAAAATCGTTAATATTTATATTTGGTAAGGCTCTATGAAAAATCTTAGCGTTAAAAATTATGGCTCTATTATACAAAGGATAGATACATAAAGAAGTATTGTTTTCTAATAACAATTCTGTTGCTCCTCCACTTTTTACTGTCCAATTTTTATTTAACCCTATTAAATAAGTTTCATCTCCATCATCCTGATGAAAATCACCATGCTGGCTATAAGTCTGTCCGTTAATATAAATTCTTGTAACTTGATTATTGATAATTTTATCTAAGTTTTTAGCTTCTTCAGAATCATCAATATTTAAATGCCAAAACCAACTATCATTTTCTTCATCATTAGATTGTCCTTTTCTCCATTGACTGGATAGAGCTTTATTATAAATACTATCTATTAAATTTTGAGGTAAGAAATTATCTGTGTATCTAATTTGCTCATTTATTACGTTCATTATTTTTTGTAAGCAATGTTTTTTCTTTGATCATATTTATATTCAGGATAATGAGGTCCTTCTTCATCTATAAAATGTAAAAAAGCTTGTGCACAATGATCTCCGCTAAACTTATTTCTCCAATGAACTAATTTTTCTCCCATATAAACAACTCCATCTCCTGGTTGTATTGTTATTTCTTTTTTTAAAGAGTATCCGTCATCAAGATTTTTATCTTCATTGTTGAAATCACCAAAATATATAGGCCAAGGATCTCCTCCAAAGTTAACTGTGACAGAGTATTCACATGAGGGTCTGTCACTATGGGGTTTTAAAATCTCTCCTTTTGTATACAGTCTAGTATAGGTATATGTCGGACAAAGTTTTTTACTTGTAACTTCACTAAGTTTGTCTACTACAAAACTAGAAAGACATTCAGTAACAACATCACCATAACAATACCTTAAATATTTTTCTTGTTCGTCATCTTGATTATTAGAAAAACTTTGATTAGTACAAGCTTTTAATACTAGATAATTATATATAAAAGTTGTTAATTCCTTTGAAACTAAATTAGGAACATAAACATAACTATTTTCATTAAAATATGTCTTTAGGTTGTCCATATTACTAATACCTTTCTATTTCCTGATTCTACTGGAGCTACTTTATGTGGAAACATAAAGTTAGAAGGAAACATAAGGCACTCTCCTTTATCAAGCTTTATACCCTCTTCATCATTTCCTACTAAAAGTTTTCCGCCTTCCCACTCATCTTTAGAATTAACACCAATAAGCATAGTTAAAACTCTAGGCTCTAATTTGTAGTGATCTGTGTGATATTCATAATGTCCTTTGACTTTTCCATCATAAGATAAAAAATTAAAGGTAGATTCTGAACCAAAGTACCAGGGAGATACTTTATCAATATAAATATCCTGTAATTTATTTTTTAATATAGATAGTTCATTAAATAAAATTCTTTTTGAAATGGTGTCAACATCTTCTTCTTTAAAAGGTTTTTGCCTGACATGCCTGACTCTTAAATCTGGACCTGCAAAAGTTCCACCATGTCCCCATTCTTCTTTATCATAGAACATAACTTCTTCCATAAGTCTACACTGAGAATTAGACAGTATATCCTTGACATGGAGGCAATACTCCATGATGTCCTTTTTTAAATTAAGCACCTAAGATATTATTTTTTGCTGTGGTTGCTGCAGATTGAGCTGCGGTTTGAGCTGAATTAACATCAGCTTCATATGTTTCTGAACTTACATCTAAATTCGCAAGAGCATTATCATATTCTGTTTGGTAAGTTGCGTAATAAGTTTTTTCACCATTCCATCTAGTAATCATAGTATTTGCCCAAGAAGGTATATCGGATGCACTCGATAACACTAAATTTTGTTCAGTTCCAGTATACTCTAATTCACCAGTACCACTTGCTGCATTGAATTGAAGTGCATGAATATTAGTAGGAACAATATCACTTGCATTTAAGTTCATGTAGCCTACTCCATCAATTATGACATCACACTCTGTGTTGCCTGAATAAGCTCTTGGTCCATCATTAGGATTATTAGCATTAATACCAGCATCATTAATAATGGTTATTTGATTATTTGCTGTTACGTTGTTTATTGTTATTGGCATTTTTGGTTACCTTTTTTTTACCTTTCTTCTTTTTATCAAGTTTTTTGTTTGAAAGCAAGTTGATATCTTCAGGAACTTCTTCTCCATCTTCAAGGTTTTCTTGAGCATTTCCTATAGATCCCCAAATACTGCCTACATCTTTTATCTTTGGATTTTCTTTTTCTTGAGCCATTTTAGGTAACATTGAAAGAGTTACCATATTAGCCTTAACCATTTCATTTCTAAAAGATTCTACAGCAGCACTAGTTTGAACTTGTTTGCCTGTATTCTCTACTAAAAGTAATGGAATCCAAGCTATAGAACATCCCCATTCTTGAACATTTTGACCTGTTTGAGGATTTTTTCCTTGAAGCATATTATACCAAATACATTGGTGTTTAATGCATTTCTTGTTTAAAAGAGGGCACTTTCCGTCAGGATCAAATATTGGCATTTCTGTTTGTTAAATTATCACTAATCTTTAGAACATGCAATTACATTTGCAAATTTTACGTTCATGTTTGGAACTGACAATGATGTTGTTGCTGATGCATTACCACCTAGTGCAACACTACCGCTTAAAGGGTGAGTGTGACTACCACCTCCACCTGTAGTGCCTGTACTGCCGTTTGTAACATTTTGAGAACCAACAGCAGCTGGATTAAAATAATTATTTGGACCAATAGGTGAACTATGTGTGTGAGAAGGTAATTGTGGGTTTGAAACTGTAGCAGCTCCCATACTAAAATTACCTGAGCCTGAAGCAGAACTTAAATCATTAAAAAGAATATCACCAGTTTCGGTAGTTCTACTTCCAGCAAATGTTGTACCAAATGCATCTGAACCCCCTACTGCTCCACCCGTTCCAGTTACAACTCTCATTGTTGTGGTGTTTATAGAAGCGTCTGTATTTTGTGTCCAACCAGAAGGTGCGGAACCTTGAAAAAATAATGCAGTTGTCCCAGTAGGAATACTCGATACTCCAGTTAATGTAGAGCCATTACCAGAATAAGATGTTGCATTTATAGTTCCGTTAGCAGATGTGAATACTGTACCATTAACAGTTAATGAATTTTTTACACTAAATGTACCCAAAGAATTTGCAAAAAGATCAACCATTGCATCACCTTTATTGTACATAATGGTGTGAGCACCTTGAACTACAGCAACTCCGTTTGATGCATGACCTGTTGGTGCTACAGTCAAAGTTTGAGATCCTGTAGTATTGTTAAAAAATATGTAGTTAGATTCAACGGCAGGAACAAAAACTTTAATATCGCCTGTCAAAGCTCCTGTAAATTCAATTACTTTATTAGATGATTCAGCATTAGGGTCAGCATTATTTGTTGTAAGGGTAACATCAGCAGAACCAGCAACACTCTTTGATAAATATCCAGCAGTAAAAGCGTCTACTACCTCTAAATTATTATTTGTATTTTCTCCCCAAGTGTTTGCGTTAGCTCCTGTTGCTTGAAGTTCTAGTTTATATCTATCTGAATATGTTGATGCCATTTTTTAATCCTTTGTCGCTATTATACTGTCTGCAAATTTTAAGTCCATTGCAGGAACAGAACTTGATATAGGTGTTGCTAAACTACCAGAAATTGGAGGGTTACTAACACTGTGTGAGTGACTACCGCCTCCACCTGAACTAGAAGTGCTTTCAGAAGCAGTGAAAGGTCCTAAAAGAAAAGTATCGGTAGGAGGAGAAACAAGCGACATTCTAGCTTGAGGAGCTGATCCACCTGAGTTTTTATTAGTGTGTGAGTGACTTGGAATTGTAGGATTACTTAATGAAGTATTACCTACACTGTAATTACTACTTAGAGCTAGGTTAGAGGTGCTTAACGGCACGTCTGTGCCTGTGGCTGTTTTTGAACCACTGAAAACTGTTGAAAAAGTATCTGCACCACCTGTTGCACCACCTGTTCCGTTAACAACCTGTAAACAGCACTCAGATAAAGTAGAGTTTGTGTTTGTTGTAAAACCAGTAGGAGCAGCTGTTTGCACAAACATTGCTTCTGTACCTGATGGAAATTCTGCTACTCCTGTAAGCCCTGCTCCATCTCCTTTGTATGTTGTAGCATTAACAACACCATTTGAATTTAATTGAATATTAGTGCCAATTTTTAATTGATTAATTACACGAACATTGCCCAAGGTACTAGCAAACAAATCAACAATTCTATCCCCTTTACAATATTGAACTGTGTGTGCTCCTTGTGATATTGCAACTCCATTAGCAGCGTGTCCTGTTGGAGCTACTGTTAATGTAAAAGAACCTGATGTATTGTTAAAAAATATGTAATTATTTTCTACTGCGGGTACAAAAACTTTAATATTTCCCGTTAATGCTCCTGTAAATTCAATTACTTTATTAGATGATTCAGCACTAGGATCTCTGTTAGCTGTGGTCAATGTTACGTCAGCAGAACCAGCAACACTCTTTGCTAAATAACCTGCATTAAAAGCATCTACTACATCTAAATTTGAATTTGTGACATTACCCCAAGAATCTACATTTGCTCCTGTAGCCATTAATTCAAGTTTTAATCTATCTGAATACGTACTTGCCATTTAACTATCCTTACTACAAACTATTACGTTTGCAAATTTTACATCCATGTTTGGAACACTTAAACTAACAGCAGGTGCTGCTATAGTTCCTGATACTGAAGCACTTCCTGAAACAGGGTGAGTGTGACTAGAGTTGCCTCCAGAACTACCTGTTGTAACAGGCCAAAAACCTATTCTTGTTCCAGCAGATCCTGGACCTGATGGAAATCTTCTATAGGGTTGATTGTTTCTGTTTTGTTGTATTGGAGAAACACTATGAGTGTGAGAAGCCATTTGTGGATTACTTAAAGAGGTACCAGCTACTCCTAAATCTCCAACTGTCAAAGGTGAGATACTTGCACTTGCAGTTCCAGAAGTAGTCGTTGATGCAAATACTGTTTGAAAAGCATCTGATCCACCTGTGCCTGCTGTGCCTGTCGTAATAACTCTTAAAGTAGCATTAGCTAAAGTTGAAGCTGTGTTTTGTGTCCAACCTGTAGGAGCTGCCGATTGTAAAAAAACCATTTGTGTTCCAGGATCAACAGTTACAACACCACTCAAGTCTGCTCCACTACCTGTAAAACTTGTTGCTGTTAATTGACCATTAGCTTGAACTTTTACTGTATTAGCAACGTTTACTAAATTTTTAACGCTTACTGTTCCTAGTGAATCAGCAAAAAGATCAATGATCCTATCTCCTTTACAATATTGAATTGTATGTGCCCCTTGTACAATAGCTACACCGTTAGAGG